TTATAATTCCTAATAAAATGCGTAAATAACTTAGAAGCACCACCAATAACAACAATTCCCTGTCTACAAGAATATCTTATAAGTTCCATTTCAGATTTCCCCCCTGTAATTTTTCTGTTACCAAAAGTCATTACTGATACTAACATATCATATTCATCATATAATCCAAATTTATATTTAGATTTATCCTCACCTTGCAGATGATTATGAAATAAAAATTCATTTTTAATCTTTGTATCTATTTCTTTTATTTTACATTTTCTGGCATGTATTTTACGATCATAAATACCCAATTTATTTAAAACCATTGCGCATATCAAATCTCGTGAACTTTTCCATTCATTTTCAAATATATGAATAAGTTGTATTCCAGCATCTTCACATAATTTTGTTTTATTTATATGATAATTTTTATCTATATGATTATCATTATGCCAATACAACCCATCAAATTCTATTGCAATATTCTTTTCTGGAATATAAATATCTAATTCTAGTGGAGATATTATATTTCTATTATTCGTTATAATTTCAAACTTAGTATTTTCTTTTAAAAATTCTACAATGTCAATTTCAGGTTTTGATATTGACATTTTACTACATTTCGGACATCGAACCGAAAAATTTGTATATCTTTCATATATATGTTCACAATCAGAACATTTAAATTTAATAATTCCAGTATCAATATAATATTCAAAATCTGATATTATTTTTTCGGTTCTTCCTTCCATTCTATCAACCCATATACTATAATTTTTCGTTCTTAATGTTCTTAATGTTTTTTCTTTTGAATGTTCTTGTATAAACTTTATTGAACATTGAATAGAACAAAACTCCGAATATCCCAAATCAAAAGTATTAAATCTGCAAATATTAGTATTACATTTTTTACATTTTGGAACATTTTCTAATCTTTTAAATAAAATAAATAATCTTTCATTATATTTTACAGGTTTTCTATTAATAAAATCAGTATGATATATTATATTATTATACAATTGAATATCAGTCCTTAAAAAATAATCGTGAAATGAATGTGAAGTAACATCATTTATGTATTTATCAACTCCTAAAACGGTATCTTCTTTACTTAAAATATCAAACGATTCTGATAATAAAATATTACGAGTATTTCTTTTATTTTTTTGAATACATTTAATATTTTTACAAGTAACATATCCATTTTCTATAGATTTAAATGTCAAATTATCATTGCAATACTTACAAATCGGAGGATATTGTATATTATTAATTAATTTATAGATACCTTCGCTGAAATTTTCTGAATATTTAGTAATAATAAAATTATACCAATCTGGATGTTTATATATAAAATGAACTTTTAAATCATTTATAGATCTTCCCTGTATATACTCTAAAATATCATTCTTATTAATATTTGAAATATCTGTCAATAATGCAGAATCGATCAATCCACGCTGAATTCCACTAGAATCGATGCATAATAATTTTCTAGAATTTCCTCGTCTTTTTAATAATTCAGAATCTTTACATGTGCATAATTTACTACAATATTTATTATATGACCAATTACGATTAGCACCAAACATAGTAATTTGATTATCGCAACTTTCACATTTTGCTTTAATTTTTAAATCACAAACATAATGATATAACATTTGAGATTTATTAGTAAGTTCTAGTCGATATAAATTATTAAAGTCTATTATATCATGTTCTAAGTTTGGATATTCTTTAAAAAGGATATTTAAAAATTTTTGTTTATATAATTTTCTATATTCTAATATTTGAGATTCTGTTAATTTAATTAATTCCATACTTTATAATAACAGTATATATATAAATGTCAATGTACAATAAAAACCGCCATATTATTTTAATATGGCGGTTTTATCATAACTATCTATTAAGCAATAAGTTCGTTAAAATTTTGACTCGTTCTTGTGGCGTAGAATGATACAAGAATAAATTCAGCAGATCTTACAGGTTTTAAATATATGTCAACTATTAACTCATTTTCATCTATAGTAAAATTTGTATTATTTCTGGAATCGCAAACTATTTTATAGTCATAAACTCCTTGTGTTGCTTTTGCTTTATCAAAAATTGGAGTTAAGATATTTACAACTCGTGTTCTTGTAAAGTCTGTATTTGGTTCAAAGACAAAATACTTCATTACTGCTTGAGTAGATTTTTCTAATGATAAGAACAATCTACGAACATTAACGCGATCAAATGCTGATGGTTTTTTCTGTAATGTTTTTTGTCCATATACAACATATCCATCCGCAGGGAAATATACGATAGGATTTATAGATATTGTATATAAGAAATCCCTTTGTTTTTGATTCGGATTAAATGCAATATCAGTAATACCTTTAATAATACCTCTTGTTAAACCAGCAGGAGCAAACCAAGGATATGTAGCATAATCATTATTTGCATAAATTGCTCCTACGAATCCAGAAGCAGGACACCAGAATTGAGCATCTATATTAGAATCATACATCTTAACCCAATTACCATATGTTGCTGAATAATTATCATCAGAACTACCGTATAATATTTGTAAAGGAGTGTAAATATTTTGAGAGAATGTATTTTTAGGATCAGCAATTACCTTTGAATCTTTACCATTGATAAAAATTTGACGAAGCGGATCAACTATAAACATACAATCTTTTCTAGTTTGAGATACAAATCCATCAAAAATATTATATATAGTAGTCCATTTATCATAAAACCCATTATTTGCAACATCAGTAGCATATGATGAAAGTGTATTAATATTTATATATTGCGAATCATCATAAACATTACTTGTCAGAGAATGTGATACTAATGCTGTAAGATTTGATGCAATTGTAGTTAATCCACCATCGATAATAATGTCTACTGGATAAATTTCAGGATTTTCAATTAATGTAAGAGCGCGAGTAATTTTGTCAGGAATATGTCCAACATCAGTATTATCTATCAAGGTATTTACTATAGCATATACACCATCTGCAAATAATGCTTTAGCTGCTGAACCTATAGTAACATTTACAATTGGATTAACTGAAGTTAAATTAGTCCATGCAGTTTGTTTTGATATAGCAGGATTTACTAAAAGTTCAATATTAGAAGATCCATTATTAACAGAATCTGCCAAATAGAATGAACGTAATACTCCACCTTGTGATGTAGAAGTTTTCTTTGTGGAATCTAATGAACCAATATAAGTTTCTGCTAATGATATTGACAATAATGGTGCTTCATAAATTGAAGTTTTTATTTTAAATACATTTAGAATTAAACTATCATCGAAGTAAGAATCTCCAAAGTTAAATAATGGAGTAGATTCAATAGTTTCAGAAACGCTACCACCATTACTTACAAGATTAGATCCAGATAGGCTAAATGATTGTCTAGATTTAGGTAATGTGTACCAATTATTTGAATCTCCTGATCCTGTTAAACTATAAACATAATTAACATCATTGAATACAGAAGTTGGGCCAAAATTACTATTATCAGCAAGCGATACATAATACCCTTCAGAATTTCCATTAATAGTAGTTTGTGATTTATTGATAATAACAATAGCACCATCTAAAATAGAACCATTCCATTTTGCATTAGTAATATGACTAGTTGCAGTTAATGCAGATATAGAAGTAATCGTAGTATTAAAACCACCAATCGCAGTTGTAGTAGCGGTAGTAGTAGTAGTAATATTTCCAGAAATATCAAATGTATTATAAGGAACAGTAATAGATGAACTACCTGACGTTACAGAAAATCCAGTTGATGTACTTGTAAGATTTATTAAACTTGTAGATGTAGTTATATTACCCCATGCAAAATTGTTCTGTGTTAAATTTGCGTATTCATTAGAATTTAATTCATATTGAGAAGGCATTCCAATTTGATACCCGCCTGATCCTATAGCAGATACTAAAGGATATACTAATGCACTATAACTATCCGTAAATCCAAATCCACTTCCTGAACCATATGGAAGGCGTGTTGTTAATAAAGTTCCGTTTGATTGAATGATTTGTTGTGCAGAATGATAGAAATAACGTTCAGATGGAGTTGTAGGCAATCCGAAAATCTGTTCGAATTCAGTCATTGTAGTAGGATATATTACTTCATCAGTTGGTCCTTGATGAGCATAACCAGCAAGAAAGATATTAGTCCCTTTAGTAGTAGCAGTAGTATTTGAAAGATCTATTTCGTTAATTTGTACACCTGGTGAAGAAATTGTTAACATATTATTATATTATTATTTATCAAAACCTGATATAATAATTCTTTATGTTATGGTTGAGGTAGGTAATAATTCAAAATCTATCTTACTATATTGCATTGTTGTAGTCGATTCTATCCATGTTGAATCCCTATCATTGTAATTAATCCCCCCTAATCCTATAATAAATGCGTTGTGATATGTCCATTGTGCAATCTTTTGATTATATTCATCCAATGCAAATATTGTAAAAGTAGTTTGATATTCAGGCAACGTGCTAGTTTTTACTGTTGCTGCATTACTACCATAAATACTTCCATTAGTAGTATTTAAAAGATTTAACCATTGCCATAATATATAATAATTCTTAAATGCATTATCAATAACAAAATTTACAACTAAAGGCGTGTGATTAGGTCGAGTATAACTAGATACATTATAAACTTGTCCTGAAAATTCTACTCCTATTTGTGGAACTGTAATGTCAGGAACTAAACTACCAAAAACACTAAAAGTTAATGCATCTAAATTATCACCAATATTTAATTGTGTGCTATTACGCATAACTATAGGTAAATCTAATACCAATAAGAATTTATCTTTACTTACTCTATTTAAAATCGATTGTTGCGACGGATTCATTTATATTATTTAACAGAAATTATGGAATGTATATAGTATAACCCATGCTACTTAAATCATCTATATCTATTTCTCTCCCATCTAATATAGAATCCATATCACCATATATAGGAATATACTTAGATTGAATAGGAGGTCTTTTATCAACTTTAGAACATGTATTAATAACTTCTCCTGTAATAAGATCTTTTAGTATATATAACTCATCATACGAATATTCAGCATCATTTCTTGATAATTTTAATGGTTTATTTTGATCATCATGCTCATCTATAGTAAAATATTGCTGGCATAAATCAGTTTCTAACATAAATAATGCCCAAACTAATCCCATAACATAATCATCTCTATTCGTATCACCACTCTTACGATAAGTACCATTCGGATATCTTACAAAAGTTTCAAATTCTGTTATAGTATCCGCATCATTAACTGAAACTACTTGTAAGAAATTTATCCAATATCGTAAATTAGTTACAGCATTAAATCTTAAATTATTATGACTGAACACTCCCAAATGTCTTGTAGTTTTTCCTCCACCAGTATTCGTTAATTTACTATAACTTACAATCTTTTCGTAAAATAATGTATGTGCTAATGCGTCGATTACTTGTGCTCCGCAATTATTTCGCTCAATTAATAACGGAGGATTACCCCAAGATGAACATATATTAAATAAAATATTACCAAAATGAAAAGGTTCTATTATATTTGATCCATATACCGCAACCTGTTTTATATTAGTTAAATCAGTAATATCTAATATTTGTGCAGTTGATGATGCTCTACCAATACCTTCCCCAACATCAACCCCAATAACATATATTTTTTCTTTATCAGGCATTTCATATACTCTATAGGTATTGTCTTTACTCTTCCATAATGGGTCTTTAATGTTGTTTTTAAACTTTTCTAGCACTTCTATACCCACCGCACCATTAGTAGAATCTAAGAACTGATTTCCAAATTCTTGATTAAATGATTCTTCAGAACCTAATGTCGAAATCATATCTGCTTTCCATTTTTCATTACGACCAGGAACTTCCCACCAATCTATTCTTTCCGCTTTCCAGTTATTTTTTCCTTTCTCAGCTTCACTATAAATTTCATAAAATTTATTTAAAACTCCATTAGGTGTAGATACCATAAAAATTTTAGTACTTTTACCTGATGAAATAACTGGTATAACAGACTTCCAGAACTCATCCATATATGACTTTTCAATAAAAGCGCATTCATCAATTATTAGGCATTGTTTATTTAATTTTCCATTTGCAAAATATTTATGTCCATTATCCACATGAAGAAATTCATATACTTTATCATCATTTTCAAATATATTAATATGTATAACTTCTATTACTCCAAATAATACAAATCCAATTTTTACATCTTTAGCATATATCCATGTTCCATCTTCTATAATTAATTTATGTTTTGGAGTACAAATTAGATGAGTTTTATCAGAAAAATCCAATCTAATTTTATTAGGATTTTCTCCGATAATAATGCCTTTAAAATCTTGAAATCCACTATCAGTTAAAACTTCAAAATTTTCATTTTTAAAAACTTTATATTTATTTAGATCTGCCATTTGTAACTCCTTTAGGTCGTCCTTTAACCCATCCTTCTGGTAATATCATATCTTTTTTAAATCTTTTAACCGTTAACGTATTAGGATCATATCCAAAAAAACTACCAGAATTTAAATCTTTATAAGATTCTTTATTTTTTGGTCCACTTCCATATATCCAACCTTCTATTATATATTCATCTTTAGAAATTCTTTTAATTTCTTGTGTTAGTGGATTATAAATATATTTTGACCCCTTTCCACTTATAGTAATTCCCAATTCTGGATTTTCTATATATAATTCTTTTAAAGCGTTTGAAACATTTTTTTTAGTAGTTTCAGTTCGTTTCATTCCTCTATGTTTATCAGCGGTTTTTTTAATTTTATCAGGATTTTTATTTATTTTATCCATACGAATTTTATGTTCATCAGGATGTGTTTTAATCCATTCAGATACTTTTTTTCCGATTTTAATATTTCTTTCGGGATCAGATGTAATTTTTTCCATTTTTAATCTATGTTCGTTATTATTCCATAATTCTTTAGCAGTATTCGACATAATAATAATCATTTCAGGCGACCATTTACAATTACCAAATCCCCCTTCTCTTACATTATAATTATTAGAATCCGATATAAATTCCATGTTTACGATTATTCTCTCAGCATCTAACGCTTCCTTATATGTATTAAAAAATTTAATAATATTTTTTTCAAAATTATCTATTCCATATTTATTTTTTGCACGTTTTAACATCATTCCTGATCCCATATATCCATCATCTAATTTATCAGTGCGATGAACCCCTATATAAATTTTACTGTTTATTTTATTAGTTAATTTATATAAATAATTATAT